TTTGTATCTTTACGACCCTGTCACCCGTCTTTTCACATTGAATCCGAATGTTCCGTCACTTCCGGATCAAGATGAAGCAAAGTCGTTTATATCACAATATACTCCTGCATATCTCGCAAAGGCTCGACAAGACTATGCGGACATGATTCATGGTCTGAATGAAAAAAATCAGGCACAAGTCGACGCATACAACACAAACCTTCTCGCCGACCTTTCCGCATACGGAAAACAGTACAATCAGATGGTTGCTGCACAAAACGAGTATCTTATCTCACACGCAGGCCCCGTCACACAATTGTTACATTATCACATCGACGATGTCTTCAATCAATACCGTTTGGAGTTCAATCCACTTTCCGACTCTCTCCCGACAAAAGACAAGAAAGTTGTTGATGGTAACACTGTATCTGCACCAAACATCCCTGGACGACGAATGGAATCTGAAAGAGATCGAAAAAGAAGAGAGGCGGCCGAAAGAATGGGAATGACGACCACCGAGTATGAATTGATGAAACATAACCTTCAGAAAGATGGATATGATTATCGAAACATGACCGATACTGTTGAAACAAGATATGCTGCAAATGCAGTCGGAATGAGTCCAGGAGACTATCAGAAGTACAAACAAGATGTACAGGCGGGTCTAACATCCGTACGGAGGATAGAAACACCGGATGTAAAAACTACATCATCAAATCTTCAGCAAAATTTCCGACAAGCAAATCCAAACTTGAACCCAAGAACGACATTCACGGATGATCAAATAAAAACATTGAACCAAGGTGGACAAGTCACTGGTAGCGACGGACAACAGTACGCATCCGCCTAATCACCTTTCGGACATAGTTCTGGATACAAACGACATAGTTTCTTCCGTTGTTCGACGACGGGTCGTTCTTTGGCCATCTGCCTCACGACAGTGGGTGGTTCTATTTTTTTGCGTCTTTCTGGCATGAAGTTGTATCTTGAGTGGGAGTCCAAAAATGACCCTGATTCTACTATTTTTGGGACTTCTACGATCTCCTGGTGATCTTTCGTCATATACACACCGACTGATATCGGGTCTTTTCCCGTCGTATATACTTTGGTTTTTGACTCGTATGGGTCTTCGTAGAGTGCGGGAGACTCTCCCGGAAAGATAGACAAAGTTTCACCTGGGTTGAAGATGAAAGCGGGAAGGTTGTTTTTTCGTGCAACATAATCCGCTACCGCACCGCCCAATGAGTGACCTGTAACACTTTTTACATCATATTTCTGACTTACAGTTCGATAGAAGTCGTTTGAACGGTCGAATCTTGTGTAGGGTATGACGGATGATTTTTGACGATGTGACCCGAAAAGTATGAGTGTATCCGCCCCAATGTCGTAAATATTGTATGGATCGGTCCCTCTGTATCCAATGATGGCACTTCCATCGGGTCGTAAAATGGTGACTGCATGGTCGTCGGAATATTCGGGATCGATCGTATACCCCTCCAGGAAATCATCAAGTTCGTCTTGTGCATATTCTTCTCCTTTTTCGTAAAAGTTGTAGGCAGCGTCGGAGACGACAGCATGTTCGTATCCATCCGTATCCATGTTTTTTATTGTATACCTATATTAAAAACCATGTGGCGTTGGCTACTCAAGTTCTGCAGTGGGTCTACGGACCTGAACCAAAATGGTATTCCCGACAATGAGGAGGTACTCCGTATGATCGAAATACTTGCAAAAAAATTGGACGAAATCAAGGAGCAGAAGAAGTCGTCCCAGTAACTTGGACATGATCCGGTTCGAGTACGACAACATCTCTATCACACGAAATGCACGGTGTGCGTATATTTTTGCACCTACTTTTCAGAAAGTATGTCAAACAAAGTCCCATAGCGGCCGAAAACGACGCAATGACTGTCAATAACCATGCACCGTGTTTCGTAAGAAAATCAGGAGGATCATCACACCCACTCTTTACGCATTCGATGGGACATACAATGTCGCTCATGTTTTTTATTGTACATATAGAATAAAAGTCATGCGCACTCAAAAATTGAAAGGTTTGGACATTGTGCCACCGAAACAAACGAGTGGGGAGTATCCGACTGATCCAAACATGTTCAAGATGCATCAAGTTTGTATTATCGTCGGAAAGCGCCAATCTGGCAAGACGACAGCACTTGTGTCTCTATTGGAGCAAATGAAGTATGATCGCATCATATTTGTAAGCCCAACTATGAAGAGTAACAAAGAAATCCTTTCCCGTCTCAAAATCGATGAAGGAGATATATTTGAGGATTGCGACGACCCTGGCGTCATCGACAAGATCAAAAAACTTGTAGAAGATGAAGCGAAAGACTTGGAAAGATATCGTGATGAAATGCGTCGTTACAACAAACTTATGAAGGCGATAAACAGTGACCACATGCCTATTGATGAAGAGGATATGATTGCATTCTTCTCGGATCGTGATTTTATGAAGCCTACGCACAAATACAACGGAGAAAAGCCGCGCATTGCGGTTGTATTCGATGATTGCCTTGGTTCGGGTTTATATTCCCGTCCAAGGAAGCTAAACGCTTTGTCTACTTATTCCCGTCATATTGGACAACTTTCTGAAGGCGGAAGTATAGGTGTATCACTCTTCTTTCTTATTCAAAGTTTCAAGGCACAAACAGGTGGTCTAAACAAGGTTATTCGTAACCAATGCACCTCCCTGATGCTTTTCCGTACAAAAGACAAAGGTGAACTTATTGATGTGGCGGAGAGTGTAGCGGGTGAGATAGACCAAGAAACATTCATGAATGTGTACAATGAGGCGATTGGAGATGGAGAGAACCACCAATTCCTTTCTATTGATTTGCATCGCAAAAAATCGCACCCAAGTATGTTCCGTCGTCGCTTCTCCGAGTTTCTGATCCCGGACCCTACGAAAAAAAATGTACCATAATAGATAAAACAAACAATGGCGGCACGCGTTGGAGTCATGTCTGATGTCGGAATCAAGCACCATTGTCCTGAATTCTTTCCTCCGGACATGGTGGTGCAAAAAGCAATGCATCCTGTACACCTACAGACGAACATTCTCAAGGGTATCAAACCTCCCCTTGAGACAAAAACTTATACGGATTTCGCAAGATATCCAATCAACGATTTGGCAAATTTTGCGACGGTTGCCGCACCTGCCAGACATCAAGAGGCTATTATGGATTCGGTATACAACTACCGAACGCGTTTGGGGTCTACGAATGTTCCCAGTGATCCGGATGATGGATATGTCGTCGCATTGAAGGATACGCACATGCCTTTTGGTATGAAGCGTCCTGAAGATGATACTACATCGATTGCGTCATCGTCTATGTTGTCGTCCGCACCAACTATGTACAATTCTGCCGAACTTACACTTGGTAAATCGACTCGTCGTGAAGGAATGCGTCAGTTTGACCAAGAATTTCAGGTTGCTAAGTCGTTTATGGAACCACAGAGTCGTGCGATGATTGCTAATCTCGCACAAGGTGAAAATATGGAAAACATTCTAAAAATTGTATTTCCGGGTGGTTTCGGTGCAAGGGGCGCCATGGAAGGGTTTCAGTCTCACGGAGAAGTTCTTTCGAAACTAAACAAAGAATATCATGGTGATCGTAAGTCTCTTGCGATGATTGCACGAGCAGATGCTGCAGCAAAGTCACAGGGTGTTATTCCTGATCAATCCAACTTTCTTTCGTCAATCATGGGGTTCGGTGCGGAGGGACGAATGGAAAAACTTGAGGAAGCTGCGGACGACGACGAATAAAAAAATATGTCCCTACATATAAACAAAGATGTCCGCACCACTTGCAGTGCCAGGTCTTGAGCGAAAGAAAGAACCAAATCCGTTCAATTATACGGAGGATCAAAAAACAGAAAGGAAACTCGCATTGAAAACGATGAAGGAACTTTGGCCCACTGTCAATGATTTGTGGATGGAATGGGTCTACGACCTCTGTAAGAACACTCCGGAGGATAAACTAAAAGTAATCATGGAAAATTGTGATACAATACCGACGAGACATTTTACAGCAAATGATCCCCGTTCCGAACTGTATGAGGAGGCACAACGACAACAAGTTGAATCGGTTGATTCATGGAAGCAGCGTAAAAAAAATTATGTTCATAATAGTAAAACACAATGAGTCTCCAGACATCGCGTTACGAGAGTCAGAATATCGTGAACACTTTTAACCTGTTTCTCGATTCCGAAAACTCGTCGGCAATCGGTCACGGGCACTCAAGAGGTGACGATGTTCATGTTCATCTTGAAGGAAACAGTATCGAAGCTATGGACGGTGAAATCATTCGTCTTTCGTTGACAAATTTCACAATGTTCAATAATTTGTACCATATAGACAATACGAACAACCGTATTCGTCTCCGCACTGCGTCTTCTGCAAATTCTCACACAAATGATCAGATCATTCGTCTTACTCGAAAAAACTACAAAACATTCAATGATATCGTTGACGACTTTGCCTCTGTACTTGGAACTGCACTTGTGGCGGAGGCGGTGGCGTCTGGTGCGGGAACAGTTACAACATTTGCACCTTCTGGTGTAAAACCGACGGGAACTACCGTAAATGTTACAGGTGATCGACTCATGGAGTTTGTACTTACCGCACAGAACTCTGGGGGTACCGCTGTCAACCATAACCTAAAAACAGACGGTACGGGTGTGATTCTTCAATGTGAACGGATTGCTGGAGAATCATATCAAATTCTTGGTGGAGAGCGTCTTGATGAGACTTCTACGACATTCCAGTCATTTGACATCACTACGGACGCACAAACCGTCACGGTAAAGGGTTTCTTCCCCATGCAGCGTATGTCTGATCCATATGTCTATGTTCGTTGTGAAAATGTATCAAATGGTCTCGAAATGGGCGTTCTTGACTCTGCAAAGGGTGTACCGAATGCGGATGTCATCAATTCCAACATTTTGGGTAAAGTTTTCCGGGATGTGGAATTCATCTCGTATCATTCCCAAACAGGCGACGAATACTTTATCAACCTACAACAGCGTCGTCTTTCGCATCTACATCTGTTTCTGACTGATTCTAAGGGTCGTCGTTTGGGACGACTTACTGGAGACACTTCAGATTCTGCTGCAGGTCGTCCTGGTCTTGTTCCTGGTTCATTCTTATCGGATAATCAAGCTTCATTGGGAAACTTGTATTTTACAGCGGTTGTGAAGGTGGATGTTATCCGTGTTCGTACACCACAAGGTCTACAGTCTACTCCTCCGCCTTTCCCACAACCTGCACGGGAAGCGCAATCTGTACTCACATGGCCCGCTTATGGAGCCCCAAAGTATTAGATTCGTCGTTCATGAACCATCGTATTTTTTTTTGTTGTATAATATATAAACAACAACCATGGCTGGGGTACTTCCGTCGAATGTGTCCTTCTTCATGCAGCGTCTCGCAGGTTTGAGCACTTCACATTTCAAAATCACTCCGCAAAGCAACGATACGGCTACTGCAAACAAAATTCTGAGATTCGAGCTGCCTTCGAACAGCTTGTTGTCCTTAGCGTCGGTCCGTATGGTGTTTAATGCTTCTGCAGGCAAAACTGCATCCGCTGGTGGTCGTCTCCCCAACGGATTGTACAAACTTATTGAGCGTGTCGCCGTTTATGCTGGTGGTACTCTGATCCAAAACAATTTCCAGTCGTACAACCTTTACCAGACTGCAAAGGAGGCTATGTGCGGTTCTAAGTGTGATTCCGTGCTTGGTCACCCAGAAATCGTCCGTACTAAGTCGTACCATGATGGTTCGTCAATTACGGGTACAAACAACGAAACATACACTGATTTGGATGACCAGTTCGCTATTATGGAGTTTGAGGGCCTCCTGGGTTCACTGGCTCCTACCATCGTCGACAGCGGCATTCTCCCCCAGCTAACCGTCGAAATAACACTTGCGGAGGACACTGTGTGTCCCTCCGTTGCTGGTGTAGCTCTTGATGGTACTGGAACGACTGATATCACCGATGCAAACACTACAAAGGCGACTTACGAACTTACAAACATTTCTATGCAGATTGAAGTTTTGGGTTTGGCCACGAGCGTCCTTGATCAGATAACGGAGCAGCGTATTGCTTCTACTGGCTTTGTTTCGCTCCCATTTACTAATGTTTTCACCTATGTTTCGTCTCATCAGGGTACTTCGCGTTTCTCTGTGAATTCGGCGTCGTGGGATCGTGTATGGGTCGTTTACCGTGATACGAATTATGCGACCAAGGCTGGTGCACACCGTGTCCCTGGATACAAGAAGACTGGTGCATTCGTCGATGACCAGTCTGGTCAGACTGCTGCTGACATTGATATTGGTGTTCCGGACTACGACAATGGTGGTGTTCTTGATACGAACAAGGAGAAGTACATTTCTGCATATTTCCGTATGAAGGAGCCACTTACATCGGCGTCTACTCCCGCAACTTACCAACTTCAAGTCAACGGTGCTACTGTTCCTGCATACAAGTGTAACCGTTCTGAAATGTACGCCATCACCCGTAACTCCGTCGATTCGTACCATACGGAGCATAATATGACCATGAATCAGTATGTTGACTCATTCTTTGTGCAATGTTACCGCTTCTGTCTCCCAGATTCGTCTATGTCACGTTTGGCAAGCGGAATTGATACGCGCAGCGTTAGCGCCCAAGCCGCAATCGAAACGACTGGTTTGGACACCTGTAACCTCACCGTTTTCGCGGAATGTACATCAGAACTTAGAATTGGCAGCGGAAGAGCAGTTTCAGTCATAACCTAAGCAATACGACGCGAAAGTATATGCAAACGACTTTTGAGACGATTCTAAAAAAAAATATGTACTTACTAATAAAAAACCATGGTCGACATCATTGGAATGTACTCTGGGATTCGTCCCTTCAAAGGAGCCAAGGAACCAACATTTTTCGACTTGGATGTCGGAGGTATGGGTTTCGAACCCAAAAACAACAATGTGAGAGACCCTGCTGCAGGAATATATCAGCGTTTGTCTAAACATCCTGATCAGTTTACTCCTGTTCTTCAAACAAAGAGTATGCACGGTGTTCTACCGTGTAAAGGGCAGCCAGAGGCAGTCAAATACACACGACACGCGACCTCCCTCACTGCTGGGATGTATCCTCCAACTGGATATGCAAGGCATCAACAGTTGGGGTTGGCTACTGATTTCAACAAGCCTATGAATACCCCGGTAATGCCGATTCCAGGATTTTACAATCCGGACGCACCAAATGTGCTCGGCAACCTCCCAGGATAAAAATATCCTCCTAATATAAAAAACGAAATGGCTCTACCATTCGCATCCGTCAATGATGATACAGGACCAAAAAAAATCATGATACCCGGATTGATGAACCAACTCTTCAGTCAAGGGTCGTCGGGTACAGGTTACGACTACATGGAATGGGTTTCAAACGCAACTCCATCCCAAGTAATGCCCACAATGATCATGCCTTTTTCATGTAGACTCACACAAATAACATGTAGATATTTAGGAACCACAGCGTTTACATGCGCGTTGGGAGACTCATGGGTTGTTACAATGCGTAGAGTGGAAGTAGGGGCGTCACCAATCATTGGAAACAGCGAACAAGTCGGAGAAGCGATGTTCACTTGGGATGCCACTTTGTCTGGAACATATCCATCAACTACTGTAACATTCGCTACACCATACGAGTTAGAAGCGGGTGACGAGATTGCGATTGTAGGAACGGAAACAGCAACCACTGGTCAATTGCAAGACGATTCAGCGGAGGCACAATTGTGTTTAGTATTTGAGTACGAATGATGTCATTGGAATATACCCTATGAGAGGCGGTCTATGGACAAAAACAAAACAGAAAGGGTTGAGAAGAGAGTACAATGACATTATGGCCAGTTTTTTTTTGTAAGTCTAAAGTAAACACGATGAAGCACGGCAACGGACGATCAAAGGAACCAACCGCCGCACAAGTCAAGAAACTTCCTGCTGGTCTCGTCGAGTACATGCGGAAGAATGTACCAAACACACATCGTGCCAAACCAGGACACGACAAGGACAAGAAAGGCAAGAAGGACAAGAAAAAGAAGTAAAATGGACACAAAGTCCATGAAAAGTGTCTTTTTTTTGTCCTACATGCATAGAAAAGCCATATGAATCACGTTTGCGCAACATCGACAATACCCTTGTTTCTATGGATTTAGGACAAAAAAATGACTGATTTGGCTGTTTACTTGTCCTTTTTCGGAATCTTTTCTGCCAAATCAGTGTCATGGTTGAGTTTTGTTCGTCCTTCTACCTTGTTTACGAACGAATAGACGCGAGCCATTGCCCATTGTTCTTTTGATAGTTTTTTTGACAACGGAACGGATGGGTCCTTCTTGAATGTCCCTTTGACACGCACAGACTCTGGGTTCGTCTTGTACGCACCGATCCCCCTGTCGTACACTTCGTCAAGTATCTTCATAGGAATCTTTGATATTTTTGATATTTCTTGTTTTGTATGCGATTCGTCTTTGGAAAACCCATGACGCTTGTTCCACTGTTCTTTGTTCGTGCTCATGTCGTTTATATATTACCCACATTTTAATACTCGTAGCCATCTGAGGTTGTGATCTATCGATTCGTACATAGAATCGTAAAACTTGGCATTTACATCATAATGAGCAGTCCCAAGTTTTCTCAATTGATTCTTGTGAATGTTTATGAGTCTTTTGAGTCGTGAAAGGTCTATGTTGTCGTCGTAGTTACGCATACGCCTCAAATACTCATACGACATTATGTGAATCTTCTTTCTTGTCGTTATAGACATCAATATACCGAAATCCACCGATTTCCCACTCAAAAACGCCGTGTGGTATGCCTTGTGGTCGTCCTCTATCTCGTATCGCTCCTCCTTCACTTTGCGAATCACTATGTTCGTTTTTTCCTTGAAGGCCGCTTGTTGGAACGCCAGATATTTTTGACGCTGTTGGGGTGTGATCTTGGTCATCGTTTATTTGTTGCGAAACATTTTTTTTTCCGATGTACAACTCGTTGCATCGGTCAATGATGTTTTGTGAAAAAAGTGGTTGACCGAACATTTATGTTGACGACGATTTTTTTTCTTAGTGTATGAACAAAAGCACACATGGACGAAATCAAGAAAGATATCCGTGACGCTTCCAACCTTGCAGATGCTACTAAGAAGACTCTCGAAAGTCGTGTGAATCGTCTATTTACGACGCAGCCATTCCCCAAAAGTATTATCAAGAAGGTTATACCCTCCATCAGTGCGAACAAGTCGTCGCAACTCGCGTACCTTCAATCTATTATGAGTCTTTCGCGTCTTTCCGAATCATTCAAGAAGATGGTTGGACAAAAACAACTCCGTGATGTCCTGAAGGAGTCGGAGAAGCTAAAAGAGGAAGAAAACGAACGACGGGAAAAGGGAGAGAAACGAGAGGACGACATCGACTGGAATGATGTACAAAAGTGTAAAGATAAGTTTCCCGTCGGTACGGAGGCACGATTGATATATCTTCTGTATACCACACTTCCACCCGTTCGTGCGGATTACACCCCCATGGAGATTGTGGATGATCCTAAAGACGCAAACGACGAAAATATGAACTACTATGTTCGTACAAAGAAGCCCTACATGCTCCTGAATGTTTACAAGACGGCTGCTAAGTACGGACAACAGCGTCTGGATGTGGGTAAAGAGTTGGCGGACGCAATACCAAGAGATCAAAAATTTATGTTTGAGTTCGATGGAGAACCCATGCAACCAAATACACTTTCTAAGAAGGTTGCGCGTGTTTTCAAAAGGTACTGTGACCTACATGTCACGATAAACACTCTACGACGATCATACGCCAAAATGACGATGGGATTGTCAAAAGACGAACAAATTGATGCAGCTCTTGCACAGGGTCATTCGCTCAGTGTTCACAAAGAATATTCTCGGCGTGGTAGTAAAGAGAACGATGCCGAGAAGGAGTAATCATCTCATAGAAATAGGCGAAGTTGAAGTGTCGCAGAACCCCCGTTCTTTAGTTGTAACAGATTTTCTTAGGGATAAACTTTGGGACTTACATGCTCGTTGCGGAGGCACGATGGAGAACTGTAGCGTGTGTGAAGACGAACCACATTGCAAAAAATGTACAATGGTGACCCAGTGTGGTCATGTGATATGTGTAACATGTTTATACCGTCTAAAAAAGGTGCAATGTCCTGTGTGTAGGTATCCGTACTCGTGATACCGCCAGAATTTTTTTTCTATGTGTATGTAAACAAACGATGTCGGACGAACCACCCACTCAGGAAACCAAGAGGGGACGGAAATCATTCCTCACACCAGAAATCAAAAGAGAGAAGAAGAAGGCATGGGAGGCTGCAAATCCTGATCGTGTCGCCGCCTATCGTCGTAAGGGAGTTTTGCAGACCTGTTTGAAGCGTGCATCACTTCCATCCAAGGCGACAGTGGACCGATACGAATTTACCAAGGAGGAACTCGACCCCATATATGAGGCACTTCACACAAAACGATGCACAATCGACTGTTGTGCATAATTTTACCACTTTCATTCACCCAAGCTTATTTTTTTGCGCGACAACTTGGATGACAAATCTCGACATGCGAGACTTTTTTTTCTCGACAATATGTAAACCACACCATGACGACCCGATCCGGTCTCCGCTACCAGCACACACCCATCGATATCTTCGACATCAAAGTTGAACCTTCCTCCACACTCAACGAACGCTTTGACTCCAAAGGTTTTGAGTATCTCCAATCGCTCGCAAATGCCGAGAAGAAGACAGTGAAGCATTTGAAATCACTCAATATTACAAAGCCAGAAGAATGTTTCAAGGAAAATTTTGAGAGATTCAAAAAAGCGAAAGTATCGTCTACAACGACATACAAAGCATCCGAGAAGTCTTGTGAGTTCTTTGAGGGTCTTACGCTACCCGGAAGACTATGGGCACACAATCCAGGTACATGTCAATCTATGTGGGCTCCTATGCGTGCTGTGCTCATCGGTGAGATCACCGACGATATAGACCAAAAAAAGTCATGGATGCGTTGTTTGCGGTTCATATGTCGTGAACTTGAGAAGAAAGAATGGGAGACTCCGAATGGACCTAAAAAGATCAAAATCGTAACAGAATACCTTGATGATTGGATTGAGAATGCAGAGAGTCTTATATCGCAATGGATGATGGCGAAACGCGTTTCCAAAAAATCTATCAAAAAGAAGCTGGCGACGATGGCGAACTGGGGCGGTAATTTCAAGACGGGATTTGATGCATTCCAGAAACTAAACAAAGAGATACAGAGTATCTCGGCGCAGTTCGCTCGGATACCGGAATTCAAAAAGTATGTCAAATATTGCGAAGAGAAGACAAAGAAAACAGGGAAAGCTCCCACACTGATCGGCGTCCTCACACAAGCAATAGAGACATCACTGACATGGGCGTGTGTCCGTGAGATTGAGGCGAATGGTGTTGAAGTGTGCGTCGTCGTTCACGACGGTATGAATGTGTACAAGAATGACAAATTATCTACCGACGAACTTGTCAAGTTGTGTGATGAAGTTTGCGAGTATATAGCACCAAATTCTGCTAAATGGGCATGTAAAGAACCAGATTACAAACTGTATGACGACGACGGTAAGGAACTTGGCACGGAGTTCCATATACCAGATGATTTCAAAATGTCGTCTGAAAAAGAAGAGATACCCTTGGATGACATGTGTCCGTGTGGGTGTGGCGTGGCAATCGACGAATTAGAAGGTTTAGGTACTATGGAAATCCCACCTGAAAAGATTTACGACAATATGAAGATTGAATTCGAAAAACTCCATTGTCAAGTGCACTCGGCGTACATTGATGAAGAGAAAAAGTTCCCAGAACCATGTGTATGTAGTCAAAATGAACTAATCACAAAGATGCACGGTCGCAAAAAGTATTACACACATTGTTGGGTCAAAGACGAAGAAGGCGAACAAAAGTTGGTCATGAACAAGTACAATTTCTTTCCAAAGTGGAACGACGACGAAACCAAGCGCTTCTATCGTGATTACGATGTATACCCTAATGTAGACAAGTGTCCCAAGGATGTTTACAATTTGTGGCAAGGATACGCTGTGATGCGCAAAGCGCGTGGTAGAACAAAAGACGAGTTCACACTCAATATCGTACGGGGTGTCGCGTTCTTCATGCGACATGTACATCGTTTGATTGACGATTCCTTTCGGGACTTCTTTTACGAATTTTGGGCACATCTTCTCAAATATCCTGATATCAAACCCGGAATATTGCTCGGTCTACTCGGACACAAGCGTATCGGCAAAGGTCAGACGATCGACATGATGTCCAACCATATTGGCCCAAGATATTACTGTATGACCTCACACCCAGCACGCGATGTGTGGGGTCAAAATGGTACAGATTATTGTGACGGTAAAATGATGTGTCGTCTTGCTGAACCCAAAGCATCGGAATATTCCAACGATCCAGGCGCTATGCGCGTTTGGATTACCGACAATCCCGTTGAAAGAAAGGCAATGCACAAGCGTGCGGAGACTATCCACAATTACACACGATTTATCCATGATGGTAACGACCCATGTCTTCCCGATGAGGAGAATGGCGGCCGTGTTGCTCAGACACTGTGTAACGCGTATTGGAAGGAGTTATGGATCGACGATCCCCAAAAATTCGTAGAATACAATACAAGTCTCGGTCAGTATATCGCGAACGACCTTGTACAGATTCTACTTGCGTTCATGTTGTTGAAAGTAGACTGCCCACAACGATTCTCGTTCCATCGCATCAATGAAGTGACTGGTAACTTCGCAAGAGAAGAAAGAAAGAGAAATCGCACGCTGTTGGAAAAATTTATCATACATGTGATCGAAACAGTCTCTTGGGATAAGGACACACTTGAATTGGTAGAGGCAAACGACGAGCATTGCGAAGACACGATAGAATATCATGTAAGGGAATGGTCCCAATATATGGCGTTCAAGGAACCAATCAAAGCGCGTAGCATCACCACTATGTTGGGAAACTGGATGTCCATGAAACATGGTGGTATCACGAAAGAACGACCATGGATCACGCAATTACAGAAGTTTGGGAATACTGTGTACCGTTTTGACCTAAAATATTTGAGAAACAAGTTTTCGATGGACGAGATGAGAGAACAGTCGATTCATGATACAAAAGTCAGAGACGAGCGTGCAAAGAAAGCAGAACAAAAAGGAAAAATTCCACACGGACCAATATCGGCATTCGTCACCACACAACCATCCAAAGATAACGATTCATGTACAAGCGAAATGTCTAAAATGTCCGACGAACGCTTGTTGGAGGAATATGTATCACAAGTCGTCGGTGCCATGTCGGATGGTCAATTTCAACAATGGTTGGAAGATGGTACACTACCCAACACATACAAAGAAGATTCTCAGGATTGGGGAGCGAGCGTCATTCAGTATTATGCGCGTGCAAAGCAACATAGGCGCATACAAGAAGGAAGGGTCGAAACAGAGCGTAAGTTACGAGAAGAGGAAAAAGAAAAACAACGACGGGCAGAAGAGAGACACAAACGAGAGATAGAAGAGTGGAACAGACGCGACCGTGAATACAAACAACGACAAGAGGATGAACGCATACGATTGGAACAAGAAGCTATCAGGAAAAAAGAAGAAACTTATCAAAATGCAATGAAGACATACCCACCAAATCCTATGGCAAAGTGTTATGTAGCAAGAATGTTCGGTGGTGGAGAATGTCCGACGGTAGTATGCAGTGGCGTGTGCCACTGTGGCACACACGCAGAAAAATGCGATTGTCTACAATGTCAGATTATCCGTCGGAACGCATAATTACACATCAGACCTTCAGACCAAAATCCCGGTCTGAAACTTTTTTTTGGAGTCGGCCAGAAAAAAAGATAAGATAACAAACCAACCACCTCATCTTATCTTTTTTTGAAAATCATCTTTCAAAAAATTTTGAAAAAGGTATGAAGGTCTGAGGGTCTGATGTGACAGGTCCGTGCGGACAAACTACTGAACTTTTTTTTCTATGGGTTATAGAAACCACAATGACTGACGCACCTGTCACCATGATAGAGAAGAAACCATTTCCGGAGGATCGAGCCATCAAACTTGCAATGGCGAGACAAAAAGCACTCGAAGTGCGTCGGAAAAACAAAGAGATTCGTTTGCAGCAAGAATTAGACAAAATGAAGTCACAGAACGCTCCCAAAGAAGATTCTGTCCCCGAAACAGTGACGGAGACGGAAAAAATAGAAACAATAGAACCTGGCGCACCTGAAGATATTCCCGTACCCGACCCAGTGCCAGAAGACGACGAACCACCCACAGAAATACCAAAAGTCGCGCCTGTCAAAAAGAAGAAGAATAAAAGACAAATGGTTGTTGTAGAACAATCGTCAGACGACAGTGACGAGTTCGAACCGAACCAGAATGTCGTTTTCGTGAAGAGAGTGCGAAAGAAGAAGGAAAAGGTACCAGAACCACCACCAGTCGTAGAAAAACCAGTCCCAGAGACGCCGCCGCCTCCACCACCACCACAACGACCGCAATTGACACCAGAGCAGCAACAAATTGCATCTTATTACAACTCGATGTTCAACGGAAATTTCTTGGCAGGGGGACGCAGACGGTAAATATGTTTCTGTCGTCTTTTTTTTTGTGTGTAAATTGTAAAGATGAGGCTCTTAGAGGTAAAAAAGAGCACCAACCCCAAAAAGAAATGGATGGCCATCTTTTGTAAGTGTGAGGGCAGCACAAAGTGCGAACCCAAAGACCGACAGACTGTTCACTTTGGCGCTTCTGGATACGAAGACTACACAATTCATCATGACAAAGACCGACGACGCTTGTACCGTATACGACACGATAAAGAGAAAAATCAAGCCCCAAATACTCCTGGAGCGCTTTCCTACCATTTGTTGTGGGGAGAATCGACTTCCTTGCAAGAAAATATCAAACAGTTCAAGAAAAAATTGTCTTGTTAAAGGTAAACAACATGCCACAGCGGTTTAAGGTACAGTTCGACGAGAACGGAGACCGTTGTCCAAAAAACATACAAAAGTTACGACGACTTCCGGAATGTGGTATTTTCGACCGTGATCTTTTACCATTTAACCCGATCAACCCGCCGCCGCCCCCTCCACCTACAGACTTCAAACCTTTTCGAATGAGGGGTGTTCCGGATGTTTTGAACGACAGACTCATACCAGATCGTCCAGAACGGCCGAATCCACAATTTCCTACAAATCCTGGTACTCTTGTTGGTGGTGCGACGGGACCTGGATCACAATTTACATCGGAACAACTCCCACAAGACATGACAAATCTTTTCCAAGCAAAAGCAATCCGTGAAATTGAACCAAGACCGGGATATTCTCGTCTTGTTCAAACACCCGTTGAAATGCAATCTGCGCCACTCCCAAGACAGTTAGAGAGTGCAAACTTCCGAAATCAAGAGTTTGATGATGTTGTGGGTACGATTGACGACCTTTTACAGTCCCGTACCCCTGGTGTTGAAATGGAAGATTTGCGTGCACAAGTTGACCGTGCATTGGCAGAATCTATTGAAGAGACCGGTCGTACATCTCGTACAACTTTTGATGAAACTATTCCTGCACCCCGTCGTTTACCAACGGGTGACCCAAGAGATACGGAATTTGGACCAGAACCGAGAGAAAGACCACCTCCCCGTCGTTTCCGTCGTCCTACTCGTGCACAGGTTGAACCAAGAAATGTAGGTGCGTCTTCTGGTGCACAACCATCAAGGGCGTCAACTTCTGCTACAATTTCGGAACCAACCGCCGCCGTTGAACTTTCTACATTACGGGATCAACGCCTTCCTCCACCTGAAGTTTTACGACAGAGAACTCCACAACAGCGTTTTGGAGGTATGCGCAATGTAGAGGAAGATGTACCAACAATGCCGGGTGGTGGACAAGAATTACAAGTTTTTGGAGAAGATGTTCGTGACCGTCCGACGATGGCGGGTGCAAAAAGAAAGGGTGAATTCTTTGAGGTTGAACAAGGTTCTCCGTCGCGTGCTTCTTTCCGTCCAAATGCATCAAGAGGTCGTATGATGTCTCAACTTCAAAATAGAGCATCCCAAATGGCAAGAAATGTACAACTTACTGCACAAGCTGCAAAAAGAGCAAGAACAGCAATGACGGAGGCGATTGCATCTCGTACAAGGGGTGCGGTTCAAGATATACAGGCAGCAACTGTACGACAATTTGGTCAAGGTTATGAACGCGTTGTTTCTGATGCTGCAGGTATCCGTCGTGCACAAATAGTATCAGGAGAACGACCTGTCGGTGGTGGAAGACCTATACAACCCGACATTGAAATGGGAGATTTACGACAAAATGTTGCTACACTTGATGATGGTTCAATCACTGTGCGTCGTCCTGTTACGGAGGATGTTACTGGTTTGCGTGACATTGATCTTGATTTCTCACCTTTTGATGAAGTCCGTGACTTTCCGACGGTTGCGGGAAGAACGACAGCACCGAAACTAAGCTTTTCTGAAAGAATTAGGGCTGCGCGAGAGGGTGTGACTACAAGAGGTGTAGCAGAGGGTGCAGGAAAGGCAGGTGTGGGATTTTTGGCTGGTATGGGTGTCGCACAACTTATGGGTGGTACGGATTACACTGGAAATCGTTTTGCGAATGCGTCTATCGTCGGTGGTGTTTCTGGAATGTCTGGAGATGTTGTCGCACGCACTGCAGGAATGATTGGACAAAAAGCAGCAATAAAAATGGGTGCAACGGCGGCAGAAGATGCTGCAATATTCACAGCGACAAGGGCGGGTACTGCTTTGCTGAGGGGTGGTGCGGAAGGTCTTGGTGTCGGTATCGTCGCTGCCCCACTTGATCTACTTTTAAATGATGCATTAGTAAACGCAGGAATGTCTCACGCTGGTGCAAATGTTACCTCATCTACCGTCGTCGGAATCGGTACAACTGCCACTATTGGTGCGATTTCTCTTGCAGCAGCACCAGAAACTTTAGGTCTTTCTCTACTTGTTGGTGGTATTGCGACGGGTGTTTCCGCCCTTGTCGGGTTTTTCACGGGTAAGGCACAGGACGACAAAGAGAGAGAAGAAAAACGAAAACAAGAGGCGGCACGACAAAAAGTAATAAATACAGCAAATGCTCGAAAGAGACTTTTGGATACACTCATACAACATGATTATGATTTTGACAAGGCTCTTGCGGCGTTTCCGAACAAGGGAAGTTTGGGTATGAATGATGATACATGGCCGGCGTTTTCGTCTCATGCAAAACAGTTATTCAATCCCCGTCCCGATAACAACCCTCCACCTGCCCCTGGTGGTGGTGGAAAACAGTCGGCGGATCAAGTACGACTGAATCAACTGTTTTCTAAGTATATTCAACATGATCTTATCCGTCAAGTTTGTGAGGGTGTTGGTTCAGCATGTGACGAACTTAGAAGTCGTGATACAGGTGCGCTTACAGCTGATGAAATCAAGTTTTTGAACGATAAAACAGGTAATACATGGAAACCACAAGCAGATATGCAAGTGACGATGTCCGTACAAGAATTGACATACACACAACAACGCATCAAAAACGCACAACAAGCAATGGTAAATGATTGGAACGATCGTACACTTCTACCCAGTCAGATGGATTCATATACACGGGAGACTGCGTATCTCGATCCCAAATTCGAAGATAAGTTCAAAAATGCAATAAAACTTGATGCACAACAAAAAGTCATAAATGCGTATTACGACAATCAACGAAAGATCGAACAACTACCACCGAACATCCAAACGGCGGCAGAATACGATACTGGGTTCAAAACACTCATGGATTCGTTTTACACCGATATGGAGGATACTGCATCAAATCTTGAAGTGACTATCCCACAACTTATGGAATTACAGAAACTGTCGGGAGAGGAACAACGGAGTAAATATGAAGAATTTCAGTTTGATCGTATCAAAGAACAACAACCCGTCGTCGAACAGGCTGGGGAACTTGCACAAGAACAAGACGCAGTGCGTGCTGCAGGATTTTACGACATTGATCAAGCATATCTTGAGACAGACCCTACTGCAATCGGTCAATGGCATCCGACGGACTCACAAATTCTTCAGGCGCATGCGGCGGGTATGAACTTGAATCAATATGTTGCCTATATGCACCAATTGGCTCTTGGAGATGCGGGAGACTATACAAAACTTCCAACATACACGGAGGAACAGTTACGACAGTCTGGATTGTTAGATTTTAGTCATTTCCAAGATGAACTTCAAATCGCAGGATACCGTCGGGATTTGTATCTTTACGACCCTGTCACCCGTCTTTTCACATTGAATCCGAATGTTCCGTCACTTCCGGATCAAGATGAAGCAAAGTCGTTTATATCACAATATACTCCTGCATATCTCGCAAAGGC